GAGCCAATCTCCCGCATCATCTCCGCGAAGGGCTCGGGGCCCGAAGCAGTGCCCCCGAACGACTTCAGCGGAGCGCCCTTGGCACGGACACGGCTTACGTCGTAGACCCGCTGAGTGTGCCGAGTCTTCGGGTCATGGGCAGTACGGATCAGGTCCCCAAGAGCGTCAGCCCAGCCCTCCCGAGAGTCAGCCACGGCATAGGCGCCGGCCCAGGTGTACGCGTACTCAGTGGAGATGAGACCGGCTTCCACCATGTCCAGGTAGTCAGGATGGTCCGGGTCACAGACGATGTGGACGTTCACCGGAACCTGAACCGCGGGGAAGTCCTCAAGGAACCGTTCCGAGTAGTTCGAGCCCACTCCCCCGCCCTCCGCCAGGCGGAGAAGGGTGAAGGTGAAGTGCTCCTCAGGCTTTGCCGGGTCCCAGCCAGCCGCCCAACAGTTGTTGAGCGCAAAATCATTGACACCACTGCTCTTGAGGTGCCTGCCTGCCGGCAGAATTTTGAAGCTCTCAATCATCTCAATGAGGGCCTCTCGCTCACCCTCCTCGATGTACCGCGGCTCAACCAACTTCAGGTTGCCGTCCACCACACGCTGAACGGTCTCAGGCCACGTCTCCTGACTACCGTCCGGCTTGGTCCGGCTGTACGTCCTCAGGTAAACCTGCTTCGCAGTCTCGGTCTTGAACTCCGTCATGCAATCACCTTCCAGTTCGGATGTTGCGGTTCATGATCTGCGTCAGGCTGTCAACGGCCCTGTAGGAGGCCCGACGCTCGTTGTCGTCCTTCGGAGGCAGGCCGTAGATGAAGACCCGCTGAACGACTTCCTTGTAGCCCTGAGAGAGCTTCTGGATACCCTTCGAGGCATCCATACGCGCGGTGATGATGTTGTCCGAGATCCGGGCCTGAGTCAGATCGTCCTTCTTGCCGATGACCTGCCCTATCTCCTCGTCCGAGTAGACGAAGGACCGGAGAGCAGTACGGACCTCATCAGGAGTGTAGAAGTACTGATCGTCCATCAGGTCGTAGTGGTTACGCTCCTTGGCGGCGTATCGCCGGCCAGCGTTCCAGCAGATCTTACGGAGAAGGTCGGTGTCGTCCTTGTGCTTCTCGATGATGTGACGCTCTTGCAAGAGATGAACCATAATCTCCTGTTTCACGTCATCGGCCTCAACAACTGACCACTTCTCAGCAATCTCCCGAGACACCTTCCCGGCAATCTCGATGATCGGCTCCCAGTCGAACTGCTCGCTCACTTGCTCTCCTTCACGGGCTTCCATTCAGTGGTGACCACCTGAACCTGTTCGACCTCAACTGCCTTGATCTCGTCTCGGTAGTCCCAGAGATCAACGCCGCCCTCCTGCTGTTCGGTGGCCGGCCGGTCGTAATAGACCCGGTACGCCTTGCCGTCGTCCGGGGCCCGAAAGACAAACTCGTAGACGTTGCTCCACCGGGTGGTGTCGTATATCTCGCAGTGAAGTTCCTCTGCGGTTCCCTCGTCACCTCCGCACTCATGAGGGACACCCATCTCTTCAAGCTCGTCCCGAGTGAAGACCCGAGTCTTCAAATGCGTCGAAGTAGCCATCACTTCACCCCCCGAATCTCAATACCGGACAGACGCTTCCCGCTGCGAACCCACTTCCCACAGTCCTCACAGCGGTACTGCTGGAAGGCGGACACCTGGGTGTACGCGATTCCACGCTTCTTGAGGTTCGTCCCACCACAGTTGGTGCACGTGTCTTCATCGCCATCCTGGTAAAGACCGTGAGAGGGATGAGAGCTAATCCACGGAAGAAGTCGGTCGTATAGCTGCTCAGTGATCACAACGTCCTGGACGTTGTACTCCTTCATCTGCTCCCATGACTGAAAGTCACCGGCCATGCACTTGACCCAGAGCTGATGACCTCCGTTCTGGACCTTGTGATCCAGGCCCAGAGCCTTGGTGACATAGTCGAGCTTGTTGCTCGGGAAACGGAACTGCTTCTTGACGACCTTCATCAGGTCGATCTGAGAGTACGGAGACGGAGGAGTCAGGCCGGCCTCAATGAACTCCCGGTTGAGATGCGGGATGTCAAACCGGGCTCCGTTGTAGTGGACAACGGCGTCAGCCTCGTCCAGCAGCTCATGAGCCGCGGAAACCATCGTTTCCTTGCCATCATGGAACGAGCTACGGAAGACAACTTCCTCCTCATCCTTGAACTTGGCTGCGAAGCAGATGACCTCACCAGATTCAAGGAGCTGAGAAAGGCCAACGTTCTGCTGCCAAAGGCCCCAGACGTGCGCCAAGTTGGGGCTGGTCTCGATGTCCAACGTCAGTAGCTTCAAGAGCCGTCCTCCGTGTCAATGAGGTCGAATGTCATACGAAGGATCTGGTTGGGAGGGATGAAGACGTAGCGCCTTTCTCCCATCTCCGGGAAGAAGCCACCCTTGGCGATATCCTCAGTAGCTTCCAGAACTTCCCCCGCGAAGTCGTCTCCGTCGAACTCCGCGCGCACCGTGTGAGTCCTCTTGAACCCATCGGGGTCCAGGTAGTCAATGGCGATCTCTGCTTCGGTCACTACTGCGCCTCCTTGAGATGGGCCACCTGAGAAAGGAGGTGGCTGTAAGCGGCGTATGCCTGCTGAGGCACAACGCCGTTGCCTATCTTGTGTAGTTGCTCGGCTCGTGGGTCCCTCTTCGGTGGAACAAGGTCGGGAACCTCGGTCACCCATCCATTGGGAAGGCCCATCAGCCATTCAGCGAACCGAGCTGTCAGCCGGCGGCCCCCACGAGGGCCAATCTCAGTGGGGATAGGAGTCTGACGCCTGGTAACGGACTCCTGCCTCCGAATAGCCGGCTCGTACTCAACCCAGTCCTGGACCAGCCCGTCACCCTCGGGGAGCGTTGTTACAAGGGTGCGAAGGTTCATACCGCCCTTGCGGTTAGGGCTTGTTCCCGCACCTCCCGTTCCGTCTGAGGCCGTTGGGGTTGGGAGAAGGTGGACTACTGCGCTAGGAAGCGCGTCGTATTCCCCTTTCGAGTTCCGCATGTTCGGACCTCCGTGAGGTCCGTCAGATGCCTTCGGAGTCGGAAGGTACTGCGAGACCGAACCATCGGTTTCGCTGATGGGCAAGTCCAACGTCGGAAGCTCGTAGAGTCGTCCAGAGCAAGTCATACCCGACTTCGGCCAAGTCTTCGGAGACAGTGGAGAGTCCCCTTCCTCGGATTGCTGCCACATTCTCCAAGAAGAGGAATCGAGGTCGAAGTACCCGAGTGGCTTCACAGACGTTCTTCCAGATTCCCGAACGCTCACCCTCAATACCCTTTCGCATGCCCGCATTTGAGATGTCCTGGCAGGGAAAACCCGCCGTGATGATGTCGACCAGGCCCTCAAGTTGAGTCCAGTCGTAGGAAGTGATGTCACCAATGTTCGGTGCATCTGGGTAGCGGACTGCCAGGATCTTCGAGGCCGCTTCGTCGACTTCAGCGACGTAAGCCACCTTGTCCCCTGTCAGTTCCTCTACAGCCATCCCAAGCCCGCCATAACCGGCACACAGTTCGAGGATGGGCATTAGACCGCCCCTCCGAGGCGCTGAATCTCCCGCTCGATGTACCAACGGGCCTTGTGGAGATCCTCAATAGGGCTGTCCGACTTCAGATCAGCCCTCCAGACGTACTTGACTGCGTTGCCCAGGTTGAAGTTCATGTGCTCGGTGACCTGAATGCACTCAACGCCCGAGGGGTGTGAGGTGTAGTGATTCGGGTGGTTCACCACATCTTCGGGTCGCGAATCAATTTTGACCTCAACAAAAGAGGCCTCGTCCAGAGGCTCAGCCGAGAGAGCATCGTAGATGTGCTCGAACTCCAGCTCCTTTGCGGTGTACGGGACAGGAGACCCCCATACATCGTCAGGAAGCTTGACCTCATACGGCCAAGCCTTTTCCTCGTCAACGGAAACAACCTCTCCCCGCTGACCACGGAACGAGTTGTGTGATCCAACAACCACAACACGGTCACCAACCTTGAACTTGCTCATGCGCCCTCCAGACCAAGCAGTTGTCGAATGAACCCGTCACCGAACTGGCGACGCAGAGAGTCCGGGTCTTCCCCTTCGGGGAGTTCAATGGGGACTCCGTTGGGGAGTCGCTCTGCGAGCTTCTCCGTCATCTTCTTGCCGGCCTCGTCCCCGTCTCCGAGGATGAACACCCGCTCGTAGCCAGCGAAGGCCCTATCGAAGTGGTCCTTCCAGGCGCTCACACCCTGAAGAGCAACCGAGGGGATGCCGTCCAGGTCCGCGGCCCAAGAAGAGAACTCCCCCTCAATGATGGCCACATGGGGACTGGACACGATCAGAGCCTCAGTGTTGTACAACCGAGGGTGATCTCCGGGAAGGGACTGATACTTCCCGTGCCCCTGGTGATGCTCCTTCTCCCCCTTGAGGAAGAAGTAGGTCCCGTCCGAGTCCCTCACGCACTCGTCCCGGATGCACCGGAACCTGACCGTAGCCACCTTGTGCGGTCCACCTGCCGGACGCAGGTATGGGAGGACGAGGTGATCCCTGTACTTCTCATGTCCGGTCTTGGCCGAACCGACGTACCCGGGTAGCCACCTGTCTGCGCCCTCGTCCAAACCGCGGGCGCTCAGGTACTCCTGAGCTGGACTCCCCTGATACTGGCCCTGGTAGAACTTCGCTGCCTCCACCGAACCGGGCATTTGCCCATTCGATCGCTTCACGGAAGCCGATCCCCTCCTCTCGCATGATGACTGACCAGGAATCTTCGGAGATGTCACACGCGTGGCAACACCAGCGATTCATCTCCGTGTTGACCGAAGCACTAGGTCTCGTCTCTGCGTGAATGGGACAGAAGATCTTCTGCCACCATTGAGACTGAGAGATCTCAATCCCGTAGTACTCCGCAAGCACTTCGGCAATGGGGGGCTTAGGCGGGGTCGATCCGGACCAGGTCCCGCGTGCCATCCTCGTTCTCCCGGTAGACGTTGACGGGGAAGCTGTACTCGCGGTCGAGCTGAGACATGAAGTGCGCGTTGCCCATGAACTCGCGGTAGTTCGAGACGATGGTTTCCATCAGTCGTCCTTTCGGAAGTCCTTGTGAAGCCGCACTCCGAGGTGCTGAAGAGCGGGAGGGTTTTCGAGGTACGCCGCACCGCGGCGAAGGGTGTCGGGGTTGTCCCGAGCTGCTGTGAGGAGCCGGCCGTTGCAGAGCCGACAGAGGAGGCCGCGGGCCCGTCCGGTCTTGTGGCAGTGATCGACGTTCAACCTGTATTTGCGGCCCTGGCCACAGATGGCGCAGACACCGCCCTGAGCTGCAAGGAGGGTCTCGTACTCACCGGCCTCCAGGCCGTAGACGTCCTGCACGCGGGTGGCGTGAGAAGCCTTGCTCCTGGACCGCTTCCGGCAGGTCTCGCAGACCCGGCCCCGCGGTGTGAAGAACCTCAGTGCTCGGTTCTTCGCGCACTTCGTACACGTCCGAGTCCTACCGGACACTGGGGTCTCGAATCAACTTACGCTCCAAAAAAAGAAGCCGGCTCTCGTTGTACATGGACTGAAGACGGCCGAGGAACTCAAGGAGACTCATCTTGACTCTGGAGGTCTTCCCCTGATCCAGGACCAGGGTCTTGAAGCCTCCCTGGAAGTAGGAGAGGAGAACCTTGCCGAGCGTCTCCGCGTTGAGCCGGCGAGGGTTCGTGATGCGGAGGTAGATGACCGCTCCGTCCGCCGTGATGTCTCTCTGGATACCGAACCCGTTGCTTGTGTTCTGCTTCTTCGTGTTCATGACTCCAGCATGCCTGTTCGAAGGTCTCGAATCAACCTTGTGGGGAAGTTGTGAAGGGTGTTCTAGATCACTCCACAACCGGAACCATGTGCGTCTCATACGCCATATCGTCGGCACCCTTGCTGTCCCTGACGACCCAGAACACATCCCCCTCGAAGTCCTTGAAGGGGCCGGCCTTCACCTCGAAGGACTCCCCCTCGGGGCTGTACTGGAACCGCACCTTCTGCCCCGCCTCGAACTTGGGAGCAGGCTTGCACCAGGAGCCCGTCACCGTGTGGTGGAGGCCGTCCGCGGCCTTGAAGAAGTAGTACTCCCCCTCATAGGGGCCATACACGATCTCGCCCTCACCGAAGATGTCGTTGACTACCTTGTCGCCTACCTCGAACATGGCTGCTCCTCCTAGAAGTTGATGCCCATGGCGTCTGCGTGGTCCTTCAAGCGGAGCGTCTGGCTGTCCAGCTCCAGCTTGGCGAAGGTCTGCCCGGAGGCGTCTGCGAATCCCTCTCGGTTCTTCACAGGCGAGATGTTCAGCACTCGGTTCATGTTCTGCTCGTCCGGGTCCCGGTGAATGGTCAGGATCAGAGACGGCACACGGCCGATCTTGCCTTTGACCCCAGACAACGGGATCGGCTTCAACCCATCCGAGTATTCTCCAGTGACATGGTGAAGAGCCATCACATGAGACTCGGTCTCCCTCGCCATGTCGTTGAGGTACTCACACATGCCCTCCAGTCCAAACGTGAAGGACTCGGCATCGGACGCACCACCTGTGTCCACGTTGGTGATGTTGTCGACGACGCACAGATGAGGATGGCAGCCGAAGACCTCGTAGTAGATCTCCAGGTCAGCTTCCATGTCTGCCGGCGTCGGCATGGCCTCGTAGGACATGCGAACCCACCACTTGTCTCCGAGGACTCGTTCGTACTCCCCGAACTTGTCCTCCAGGAGAGCCCTCTTCACATCCTTGACGTCATCACCGGTCAGCATCGCGGTAGCTCGACTGAGCTGCGTTGCAGCGTTCGAGTCCGCAGACCAGTACATGACGGGCATGGACCCATGAAGAGCCAAGTTCAGAGCCAGGAGCGACTTGCCCGTACCCGGGCCGGCCGCGGCAAGGGACAGCTCACCGCGGCGGAACTCGACATCGAGCTTCTGAAGTGCCCTGGACGGGTTGGGGATTGGCTCACCTGTCGAGCCCTTGATGCGTGCACTCTGGACGAGTGAGTACATCAGTCTCCTTCCAACGAGAAGGGGCCCGGCAGATACCGGGCCCCGCAAGGTCTCGAATCAACTATGAAGCCAAAAAAGAGGGTCAGTCGTGGGAGTAGTACTCGACCTCGATGCCGGTCTTCCGGACCGCCACAAGGGCGTGATCCCCGAACGCGTCAAGTAGGGCGTTCTCGTAGGCACCAGACTCCACAGCACGAGCAAGAGCCTGAACCCGGTTGTACCGATCCTCATCCGGACCCACGTAGCGCTCATTCACGTACTTGCAGGCCTCGCGGTACCACTCCCGCTCAACCTTGCCAAGGCTCCGATGGTAGTCCACGTCCAGGTCACACGAGTCGTAGTACTCGTCATCCTCTTCCACGTCGACATCAGCCGTCGTACGAACCCACACGCCATAGATGCCAAACTCACAAGTGTCCCCATCGTTGAAGTAGGGCGTGTACTGACGCCATCCAAACTCAACGATGGTCGGGTCATCAAGGAGGGCCTGGAAGAGCGGAGCAAGTTCCTCAATGGGCTTCTGCTCAACTCGGGTTGATCCCTCGGTAATGTCACCCGAAACAGGCATACCGAGGAAGTTGCGCTTCGTGTCAGTCGTCATGCTGAAGCCTCCGAAGGCTGGTTGAGGAGCAGGGTAGAGAGAGGGACTTCTTTACGTTGAGAGCCGGACATCCACTTCTCAACAGGAGTGTTCTTAAGGTAGTCAGCCGGCGACGGAAGCCAGCCGAGGTCTTCGATGATGTGCCGTTCGGCAATGAGCCGAGTCGGCACCTTCACAGTCCGGTTGCCCTTGACCACTTCGAGGACTGGACCGAACTTCTGCTGAACGAGCCACACACCAAGGGTGTGATGATAGATGGCCCGGTGACGGACATCCCCGATGATCTGCTTGGAGCTATCTATGTACTCCTCGATCGGCAGGTAGTCCTCAGGAGTTCCACCCCACTTCCGTGCCGCAGACTGAGCATGGTTCCAGGAGTTCACTTGGGCTCCTTCAGAGGAGTCTCTTCCGGCTTCGACACGAAGCCGAGGACGAAACCAACGGCCAGAGTGATGACCCCGATCAGACCAATCAGCACTTCTGGGCCTCCGGATCAATCTCGTGCTGCATCACTGAAATGGCAGCATCACATTCAGGACAACAGCCGCTCATCTCCGCGGCTGCCTTCTCTGACAGCTCGTGAGCTTGCTCCTTCAGAGCCTCGTCAACCAACCGCTCCGCTTCCTTGCGGATTTCGTCCAGTCGGCCAACTCGGGTCACAGCCAGAGAGTTGTAGAGGGTCGAGACCAGAGCTTCCTTGGCACTCACGTCAACTCCTAAGCGGTGTAGGGCGGGATCAACCTTGGTGACCTCAACCGTGGTCTCGAACTTGAAGACCTCGAACCCCTCAGGAGTTTCCTCCCTATCGAAGTAAGGGAGGG